TCTCCTACCTACTTCTTTTATCAATAGCTCAGGCTTATATTTAATCGCTCGAATAGAAAGCCATAGCCCCATCTCTCTTTGCATATCATACTCGCACGATACTTTATTAGTTAATTTACCTATCCTCATATTTTAAACAATTATTATTTATTTTATAAATCTTTTTTTAAATCAAATTAAAACGTGCTATAACAGTCAGTAGATAACACTATCGTATTATCTACTTTTGTGTTAGCGGTTATTAAGGAATTCGAACAAATCACCAGCATTATCCATTTTGATAGGCTGTTTATTTTCGTCAAATGCCTGTAACCGATAGCTTTCATTTCCAAAGTCAGTTTCAAAACAAAACCATTCAATCCAACTTTGACCATATTTGCAAAGTTCATTATCATTCATTTCTTCCTGCAATACTTTAATAAGTGCGTTACTTACAAAATGATTATCAGGGAGTAAATTAGCAGTATATGCATTAGGAAATGCTTCACCAAGTTTTTTACTTACTTCAATATCAAATCTTATTTGTTGTGCGATAGCTTCAATAGCTTCAATAAATGTTTCTTTTTTCATATAATAATGAATAACAACCGCTAACAAGCGGTCATGGTTAATAAAGCCGTAATGTTATTTAGTTCTTCGATTCGGCAGTAGTGGTACGGCTTTACTAACCATACCGCAAAACCGTTATATGCAATTATTTTTTACCCACCGCACTAGCAAGAAGAAACTGTATTTCTTTGTTTACACTACGTACATTCTTTTTTGCAGATGCTTCTATTTTATTAAATAGTTCTTCGGGTATCTCTATTAGTTTCTTTTTCATTTTGTTGGTCTATTTAAAATATTTTCCACATTTTATACATTTACCATAAAAATCAGTAACAACAGTATTAATCTGCTTTATTTCATGAATGCATTCCATTTGGTTATGTTCCTGTACGCATTGCTCTATTATTTCTAAAGCACTCTCCAATCCCCCAATTTCCATATATTCGTCACGGTATGAACGATTAAGATTTTTTATTTTTTTGTTAATTTCTAACTCTATTTTATTAATTAAGTCCATATTTTTTCAATATTTTTATTTTAAAATCAGGATGTTTTACCTCTTCTTTTTGTTTTAAAATTTCACAATACTCATATATCTCGTATGAGTTATGTGTAAAATTTAAAAGCACGCCATTATATTTTATAGTGTGCTTTTTGTTGTTAATTAATACCATTCTGTTTGTTTTTTATCGCCTAAAGTATGGTTTTTAATCGCATGTAATATTTCCTTTTTAACATATTTTAACCCATGTATTTTAACCATTTGTTTTCCGTATTCTGTTGCTAAATGGTCTTTTACTTTTTGTTTTGCTATTGTTGTTTTCATAGGCTTAAAATTTAATAAAATAATTTATTACTTCTTTTATTTGTTCGCTATTAGACAGCTGTTTGTGTTCTTTGTAGAAATTTAGAGTTTCAAAGTTTTTAAACCCATAAGAACGAACACGATAGTTTTTAAATTCTTGCGTGTGACTTTTACACATAACGTGTATTTCTTCCGTATCTGATAAAGATCTTGTTCCAACTGATAAAAAGTTATTTTTAAATTCTTCAGATAATAAATTTACATTTATCCAGCAAAGTATCTCGACGCTGTTTATCATTTTAAAGCTAATTTTTAGTTTTGATTCTCTAAAGTCATTAGATAAGCTCACTTTGTAGGGGGATGATATGTATATGTTTTTGCCTCCATATTTTTGAATGTGGCTTGTTTCGTAAGGCTCAAAGGCGTTCAAAACTTTTATTACTTCATCTTCACTATTTAAAGAAGTAAAAAATATTTGGTCACCATTTACAAAACAGTCTACCCCCGCCCTGCTAACCCATGCGTTTTTTTGTTCTTCTTTTGCTTCTTTCAATTCCTTTTCTAATTGTGATACTGTTTTCATGATGTGTTTTGTTTTTATTGGTTATTAAGATATAAAGTTAAACATTGTGCCTACTGTAGTAACAAAGAAAGAAATATAAAACGCTTTGTCTACTTTTTTATTTTCACTTGGTATTGATCCCGTTACTATTGTAATGATTAACGCTATTAGTGTTATTATTGTTTTCATGATAATTTGTTGTTTACTTGTATTAATATTCTTATTGTGTTAGCTAGGCTAATGTTTGCCCAAAACAAGCGGTTAAGGTGATAAGACTTGCAACTACAGTTAAGAAAATAGTTACTATCACTTTTGTGATCTTTTGGGCTTGTGTAGATGTTGTTTTCATGATGTGTTTTGTTTAATTGTTATATACAAATATACGTATAATGTTTGATATATGCACTATAACGCACAAAGAAAGTGTAGTATTTTAACAAGTTTTAACCCTTCTTTTTGTTTACATAGTTAAGTCGCTGTGAGTGAGGTGTTTAGGTGTGGCTGTTTTAGGGTGTTGTGGTAAAAAAAGGCAACATTTAAAAGGAAGGTGTGAAAATTAATTATTTTTTGAGGTGTAAAGTGTAAAGTTGGTGTTTTTAGGGAGTGTTAAAAAGTCTTTAGCGCGAAAAAAGGTGTTTTTTAGTTAGTTTGTTGGGAATCAGCGTTTTAAGGTGTTTTGGGTGTATACAATATTTTTTTATTGTTGACATGTTTTGTTTACATGCCTTTTGCAGTGGTGCAAAGGGTTATAGGTATGAGGTGTAAAAATAAACAAAGAAATGAGTGAAACTTCTTATATTGCTTTTTGAGATTTTGCCGGATAGAAAAATTCCCGGAATTGGTGAACTGCTGTTCAGATCTTTTAGAAAACATTGTTTTTTTGTATACAAATGGCTGTAGAGGGTTGTAGCAAAGGGATAGAGGTGTATACAAAGAAAAGTGTTAATTGATTTAACATTAGCTATATGTACGTGGTAGAAGGTGTTTAAGGTGTATACAAAGAATTTTTGCTCTTTGTTTATGTTTACAAATGTTAATTTATATTTTAACATTTATGCTTATCTTTGAGGTATGGATCAAATACAAACATACGTACCTAAAGAAATGGACCTTTTGAAATTCAAAGGGGTGTTAACTGTAATGAAACATGAAGGGCTGTTCTTATATGAAGCTTTACAGGAGTGCGGGCTTGATAGAACAATCTTTTATAAGATCGTAAATTCATCTCCCGAATACAATAAAATATATTCAGACGCGCGCGCGACTTCAGGCGAACGTCGTTTTGTTGAACGTTTACAGGACCTGGAGAACGAGCCTTCTACGTTGGAAGGGCCAGGGGGTAAGATAGTGCAGAATAGTGCAGGCATCCAAAAGCGCGTTAAATTACTGGAGTTTGAACAATGGAGACTAAGAAAGTTCAATCAGGAGTATGCAGATGAGGCCCAAAATCAAATAAATATACAGAATAACGGCAAAACTGTTAACGTTAATCTAGGCGGGGCGCCCTTGGACCTATCAGAATAACACACAGGTACATGTTAACACTATCATTTTGTAAACGTTTTCCTATAAATAGTATTATGTTAAATAGACTTATGTAAGATATTAAGGATCAGCTAATTATGTGCCCGACAATAGCCTTTTCCTGGCCCGTATCAGCTTTAAAGTTGTTTGTGTATAAATGTAAGCTTTTAACCCCGGTTGCTGTAGATCGTTTAATATATAGTTTAAACAGCAGCGGACCAATAACAGCCGGTTCCTTATTTTCTATCTAATTGTATACAGCAGAGGCCCCCCGCCTTTTTACGCACAGCAAACGCCAACGGCCTTCCACCCCCACATTAATTTCCCCGCCGATTTTTGATTAAATGAATCCTATTTCGTATCTTAGCCGCTGCTACTAACATATCTAAACAACACATTATGCCTCAGCAATTAAATTTTGACCGCAATTTCTTATATTTCTATTTAGTATGGGTTTATAAGACGTGCCGCAACTTACCTAACCCCGATGTCACAACAGAAGATCACCCCGAAGGTGTACCGACTATACCCGTGGTATATAACCAGGGAGGAACAAGGTCTGCAAAGACTTGGGAGATAATAGCTTTCATTTATACTTTCTGCGACCACAACCGAAACTCACGCCACAAAGTAGGAGTGTACAGGGATACCATGGTTAATTGTAGAGATATTACTTTAACGGATTTTGTTGATTGTTTTGAGTACATAGGGTTGGAGCCGGATGTGGATTACGATATTGTCCGCTCACCTAGACCTATTATCACTATCGGGAAATGCACGATTGAGTTCATGGGTATACCCGAGCTAGGAAAGGAAGGCGGTAAAATGTCTATCTGCTACATAAATGAGCTGATCGAGAATAATAATCAGCAGGTGGTAAAGAATCTTTTCCAACGTACTACTCACATGTGTATAGGGGATTGGAACCCTTCGGTTACTGAGCATTGGTGCTTAAGCGAAAAAGCGTTTAACTTACATAGGACTAATACTACGTATTTAGATAATGTTTTCTTACAGGATAGTTTGAAAAGCAAGTATGAGAGTTGGTGCCCTTGGGACTTTTCCGATTCTCATGTGGAGACGTATGGGCAGATTGAGGTAAACGGGAAGTTAGAAGGGGGATTTAAAAGACGTGTTTGGCATAAACCCGAATGTCCCGAAGGGGAAATATGGACCACCGCTCATCGAAAACCCAATAAGTATAACATAGAGAACGGGACTGCCGATAGGGTGCAGTGGTTGGTATACGGAGAGGGTATACCTTGCGCCAGGGAAGGCTCGATATATGAGGTGGATGAGTGGATCAATGCGTTCCCGAATGATGATTATGAGGATCTGAACTACGGACTGGATTTTGGGTACTCTAATGACCCTTCTTCGTTAGTGAAAGTAGGTAGGCGCTCTCGCGAACTGACGATAAAATATGAGTTTAATGCGCCCACCAAAGACCCTTTTGTGCTATGGGAGTGCATACGGCCGATACTACAGGAAGAAGAGGATCGCCGCCGAATTGAGCACGGGTGGAAAAAGAAAGATGACGGTACATGGGAACAAGGGCATAAGTATCCCGAGATCCTCATAGTCTGCGACTCTAAGGACACAAGTGAGGGGTATCATTTTGTGAATGACCTTAATCTTTTGGCCCATGGGGAAGGTAAGGGTTGGTACTTCTTCAAATGTAAGAAACCAAAGATAACGGTCCGCATAGGTATAATGAACCGCTTCCGATTAAGGGTAGTAAGGGACAAGACTGCAGAGTTTGAGTTTAATAATTACGTGTGGAAGATAATAGATGGCCGCTCGGTCAACATCCCCGTGGATAAGAATAACCACGGGTTAGATGCTGCCGGCTATAAGGTGTTTACTTTCGATAGGTTCGCGGTGGAATAAGAACTATTGGTTTAGTTCAATGTTTGCTTGTTTTTCAGCCTCCTTTACGAGGCTTTCTATTTTGAACTCTATCCGGTCTAACCTATCCATACTTTTTTTAATTCGGTATACACTTACACAGGAAAGTATTATAGCTGTTATTATAATTATTCTTTTCATAATCATTTGTTTAAATTATTCCGTTAATTTTATACCCGTGTCTTTCTATGTTTTCACAAACACATCTTTGCATAATTATCGTTGAATCAAAGAAATTAGCATAAATCAAAACGCTATCCAAAGCAACCGAACGACCTTTCTCTACTTTGTAGACCGTTGGTTGGGTTAACCCCGTCGCTTCTGCTATTTCTCTAGCACTTAGTTTTCTTCGTGTTCGCATTTTGAACAAGCTATCGCCTATCTCTCTGCGTCTTTGTTGTAGTTCTTCGTGTGTCATTGTATTTAATTTATAAAACATCGTTTACAAAGCTATATATATTTAGGAGAAAACCAAAGAAAAAGTGTACTTTTGGAGTAATTTAACGTTTAATTATGGCGATACCCGATTTTTTTAGAAGAGTATTTGATAAAAGATGGCGCAGAACAGACGTGTATAACTCCGTCTACGGTCAGAAAACGGAGATAAATACATCTACCGTTCAAGGGCAAGCTGACGCTTATACTCGGTGTCCTGTGGTTAATACGGCGATAGGAGTGGCTTCCAGGGCGCACTCTAACCTTAAAGTAAGGGCGGTAGATAAAAACGGAAGGGATGTCGATAACCAAACGGTGGACGCAGACCTTAAGAAACTAAAACGGTTTAACGAGTATCAGAATTTCCGCACTTTCAACCTTCAGCTTAAAACCTACCTCCTTATATTTGGGAAAGCTTACGTACTTAAAGATAAGCTGATAGGGGTAGACAAATATTATTATTACATTATACCAAATACAGTTATAACCCCTGTTTACGACTTAACGGGACATGATTCAATGTTCAATAAGAAGGTAAGTAAGTACCAGGTGACAGTGAACGGGGAAGTTATGTACCTGTCAACAAAAGAGGTGTCGGTTATATATGACTCCTGCTTTGATTTTTCAGAGGACGGTTTAGGTGCATCTCGTTTAGAGAGCTTAAAGGAGCCGGTTTCTACTATCCTTAGTTCATTGGAGGCTAGTACACAGCTTCACGCAGATGGCGGGGCTAGAGGTATAGTAGTGTTAGGGGAGAGTGACAGCGATAAACTGCACAACCCTCTACTAGAGAAAGAGAAAGAGAACTTACAGGATAGTTTGAAAGGGTACGGGCTGTTAAGGGATAAGTTTAAGTACATTATATCCAAGACGGCAGCAAGTTTTGTCCCTATGACCACTAAGGTAGTGGATATGGACATACCTGCCATTTACAACATAGCCGAAAAGGCAGTTTACAAGGTATACGGTATACCCCCTATCATGGGCCAGGATGAGACAAGGTACAAAGCATTACCTGAAGCGACCAGTGTATTGTACACAGGCTCGGTTATACCTGAAGGGGTGGACATTATTAACGCTTTAGTAGAGTTGGTAGGTATACCCGATAGAAAATGGGCGTATCAGCCTGATTGGTCACATTTAGATGTGTTCCAGGAGAGCTTAGCTAAGTCAGCTAACGCTTTAACGCAAGCCGCGCAGGCTATTAACCAACTATCGCAGATAGAAAGTGTTACCCCGGAGCAGATAAAGTACATTTTAGAACCTTATATACGTTAATTATGAATAAAATAAAGGACATAAAGACGGATAACGAGAAGTTAAAGGCGAGCATAGCGGATAAGCAAAAGGCCTTGAAAAACAATAAAATCGTGAAAAAATGATAGATATTCCACAATTTGAGACAAAAACCGAACTTTTCGATCACCTGGTAGAGCATAAAAACGAGTTGATACAGCAAAAGAAGTTCGAGATGAAGAAAGCTGACGGCTTTAGCTTTTTCTCGTCCGCGGTTAATGAAAAAGGGGAGGCAGTGAAGGCTAAACCTGAAGACCTAATGTCGAAAGACAGCTTAAAGGTAAAAGTGGTCATTAATACCACTAACCTTTTAGACTCTCACTCAGATGTTCACATGAAAGGCATATGGAACCGCACCGTTAAGAACGCTAAGGACGTATACTTATTACAGGAGCATCAGATGAAGTTCGATAACATAATTGCTTCCGATGTAAAAGCCACCGTTCAGACGATGACATGGAAACAGCTAGGGATTGACCTTAAGGGTACCACCGAGGCTTTGGTTTTC